GCCCGCCCTCGTCGCGGTATAACATGGCGTATGGCACAAACCCGGCGTCTATAGTCTGATTAAGGCGCTTTTCCGCCGCGTCGAACGTGTCTCCACGGTAGCCGATCAGCACATAGCAGCCCGCCGTGTGGCTTTCGGCGGTGATACCGGCATCCCGTAACGTGCGTCCCGCCTCGATCAACGGCTCCAAATCGTCCGGCGTATCATATGCGCAGTACAGACGCTTGGCCTTGCACTCCCGCAACAGGTCTGCGTGCCACGGTTTTAGCAACTTTGTTTCCAGTCCTCCCGTAAACTCCGGCCTTCTCGGTTGCCGTTTCAGCATGTCGAACACCGCTTTGATGTGCGCATCTGAACAGGCAAGCAGGTTATCGTCCAGCACGTTCCAGCCTTCGGTGATGGGCAGCTCGCGCAGTTGATAGCCTTCGCGCTTGGGTACGGCGCAAAACCAGCAACGGTTAGGGCAGCCCCGGCTTGTGATAACGTAGCCTCGCTTGAGGTATCGCCCCGGTATGAACTCTCCGCCCGGCTCGTTGAACGCTGGCCCGCCCATCTTGACGCTGAAGCCGTTGCCTTGCCATATCTCGGCGAAACGCTCCGCATCGGGCATGTCCCACGAAAACGCGACGCTGACATGAATTTCGTCCGCGCCCTCGGCTCGCGCGAAATCGCACAGCGTCGGATAGCCGATGAATACCATATCGTCAACCGGCGTGGCCTTTGTCCTGCGTGGGAACACCCGCGCTATCATTGCTCCGCCTCCCCCCGCCCCAGCGCCCCCGCCACCGCCGCCTCTGCGTTCCGTTCGGCGGTCGAGGGCAGCTTCATAAACGCCATCCAATGCGTGTTATTGTGCTTGCCGCTCCGATGCCCGAAAAGCGGTTCTTCTCCAATCGCTTCAAGCACTTTTGATAGCGGAATTTGCACCTCCGACCACTTGAATATCAGCGTCCCGTAGTCGTCCAGCACCCGCATACACTCGTGGAAACCGTCGTGAATCATCTGCGGCCAGTTATCTTCCAACCGCCCATATTTCAGCGCCATCCAAGATGACGGACCGGCCCTTGTCAGGTGCGGCGGGTCGAACACAACCAGATTGAAAGACTTGTCCGCGAACGGCAGGGCGGTGAAATCGCACAACACGTCCGGCTTAATTTCAATGTATCTACCCTTGTAGTACTCGTGATAAGGAACCTCGCGGTTGTCGCAGAAAAGCACATTTGGATTTTGCTTGTCAAACCAGAACATCCGCGACCCGCAACAGGCGTCCAGAATCGGCTTATCCATCCTGCTTGTCCTCCTTCCTGTCCCCCAGCGCACCCGCCACCCCCGCGCCCACCATAAACCCCAGCAATCCCGCCACGCTGTACGCCATGCGTTCCGCGTAGGTCAGCGCGTCGGCGGCGCAGAAGCCGATCATGGCGAAGAAGCCAAGAGCGGCGATGATTCCGAAAACGACCTTGCGGGGGCTGTGCTTGCGCTTCGCGCGTTCTGTCGCGCGGCGGTTCCATGCGGCGATTGCTTCTTCTTTGCTTTTATCTGATATTACAAGTGCTCCGCATGAACATTCGACATGAAAAATGCTTGCCTCCTGAATATCCACATCGACATACGCGCCGTTTTCGTCTATTGCAGGTTCGTATTTTTCGTTGTCCATATATGTCGCTTTGCCCCCGCAAAACGGGCACGGTCTTAATTCTCTCATGTCGTTTCCTCCTGTTCTTCGACCACGCTTGCAATGTGCTGCGCAATTTTCAAGCCCCAAATCACGCCACGCTCAAATTCCGTAGTTGCGGCATCGTTGTCAGTCCAGTTAATCAATTCTAAAATAGCTGTGCTTGCTGTTTGTTTTTCGTTCATGGCCTTTCCTCCCTCTCAATTTCCTCTCCCGCCCTGATGATGTCTGCCAGCAACTGCGGCATGCGCGTTGGCCTTGGTCGGGGTTCGCCCGGCGCGTGGGTATTGGACTTGAGCCATGCGTCGTACTCTGCGCGCGCCACTCTGATTGCGCCTGCGCCGACCTGGATATACCGCATGTCCGTTTTGATGTGGCGTATTGCGGCGTTGTAACTGATGGTTAAATCGTCTGCTATGTCTTACACGGTTAGGTAGTTTGTGGGCATGTTTGCCTCCTTTCTGTGTTAGCCGGGTTAAGCGTTGTCGCATTATTACAGCTTGTAACCTAAAAAAATTTCTGCGGCCTCGCTCTTGCCGATTTGTAGCGCTTGTGCGATTTTTCTTGCCTCGCCGATTGTAAACTTCCCTCCATCGTTCATTTTTCTGTAAAACGTGCTTCTGTCCACACCAATGATTTTTGCAACCGCCTCCTGCGTTGTCCCACGTTCAACGATCATTCCTCGCAATTTTGCCACATTCATTAGCTCAGTGCCCTCCTTTCTTGAAGTGTCGCATTATTAAGACTGTATGTGTATATAATAAACTATAAATATATGGTTGTCAACCCCATAATTGCTAAATTGCGACAAAAAATTATGTTGCATTTTTGCGCCTTGACACATTATAATAGACGCAAGGGGTGAATTAGATTTATGACCGTTGGTAAGAGAATGAAAGCAAGAAGAAAGCAACTTGAGCTTAGAGCGGACGATGTAGCTAACAAACTAGGAATCGACCGCTCAACAGTATATCGCTATGAAAAGGACGACGCGCCAAGATTACGACCTTTTTTACGACCATTGCACGACAAAAACAAAGACCGCCCCTATTCAGAGCGGCCTCTTTCTATCCTTTCTTTTAGCGCCTCCTTTATCGCCGCTTGGATGGATGGTTGGGATTCGAGGTAATCGATCAGGCCTGCGTCGGTATTGCGGTTTAGTTTGATGGTGAACTTTCGGGTGTTCTCTGCGTCGTACCTGATTTTGGAGGGGGATTGCTTTGGCAAAATGCGTTGCTCCTTTCTGTCTCGCCCTGATGCGCCCGCGTGCGGATCATCGCGTTATATCGTGGGGTGTGTGCCGCGATCCGGCGCGCCGGCCTGTTCGCCAGGAATGTGGATTCGTACAGCGTTTCTTGGTGATCCATGTTTCTCCTTCTCCCCGCCTATAGCCGGGCGGGGGCGGCGGCGTTGGCCGGTCGTCTTATTCGTCGTAGTCCATCTCCAGCGATTCGATGTCGTATCCGTCCTCGTTATCATAATCCTCTTGCGTCTGCATGATTTTGATGTCCATCAGGTTACAGGCTTCCTCGATCGTCATGCTACGGTTGGTGATGATGGTGGCTAGCGTCTCGCCGGTAAGTTTGTTGATGATTTTCATTGTGATTTTCTCCTTTTTCGTGGGGGCCTTGTCATCCCCTCTTGATGATCTTATTATACCATGGGTGCTACCCATTGTCAACACCTTTTTTGCCTATTTTCAAAGAAATTTAAAAGAATTTTCTGGAAATAAAAAAAGCCCGGGCGACCAAACCCGGGCTAACAATATGCCGCTGGAAGGAGAAAACAGCGGCGAGAAACTATCTTATTTAATTGTGGTGTACCGCAGCGCAATCCACCCGGCCACACCCGGCGCAAACTCAATCTGCCCCCAATCGCCAGACACCGCATTGATGGTGACGGTCTGCCCATTGCGCAACACCCCGATCTTGCGGCTGACAACGCCAGCCCCAGCGCGCACATTAAGCGCTGATGCGGTGATGATCGCTTGATACGGCGGCGTGGGCTTGCCCAGCATATCCGCGTCATACATCACGTTCAGGTCGCACTCTGTGGGTATGCCCGGAACGCGGCCTTTCCCGTGCTGCCATATCGCGCACGGTCTGCTTGGTTGGGCGACACCGTAATGTGCCAGCCAGAGCGGATATTTTGACAATCTAGCCGCGTCGAGTTTGTAGGTGAGGTAATTCGGGTTGGTGTACACGCCGCCCAAATAACCCCGTTCTGCCACGAGTGACAGGAAGATTTCGCCAATGCTCGTCCGCATTTCGTTTGACAGCTTGTCGGCGCGCCCGTTGGGATAGACTTGCGTCTGCTCGTTGTCCCACCAGACGCCCAGCTTGATCGGGTACGGCTTGACCAGATCGCAACAGTAGTCCGCCGCCGCCTCGGCCTCGCCGACGCTGATTGCCTGATCAAACCAGTACACGCCGACCGGCAACCCGGCGGTCAACGCGCCCTCGATATGCCGTTTGAAATATGGGTCAGTCTGCATCGCGCCTTTAGAATAGCCCTGCAACCCCGCCCGGACGATTGCCCATTCGTAGCCAGCCGATTTAACCTGCCGCCAATCCACGGACGGCTGATATTTTGATACATCAATGCCCTTAACCACACAGGCCTCCTATCCAACCATACCGTCGTCGCCGCCTGAGCCGCCCAAGCCCGAACCGCCGCCGCCCCAGCCTCCTGAAAAGAAGCTGTTGCCGCTATCTGGTTGCTGTGTGCGGTACGCCTTAACGCCGGGGCCGTATTTTTTTTCCATCTCAGCCATAAACTCAGTAAATTCTTTGTCGCCCTCGACCAACCCCTTGTGTTTGGCGCGCCACATGTACGCCGTGATGACGGTCGCCACCAGCCCGATGATTGACGCGCCGATATAGGCGATTGGGGACAAGTCATCAAGCCGGTGCATTTCAAAGCACGCCCATGCTATAAAGCCGTATGCAAGCACAACAACGGACGCGGTTAAGACTTTCGACCACGGCACAAAAAAGCGCCGCTTCATTTCGTCAACTCAAACACGGCGGCTTCAATCATTGCGTCGATCTCGTCGGTATCGGGATTGATGCCGTGCTCACGCAGCCACGTTTTGACATACTCTTTTTTCTGTTTGACAACGCCGGTGCTACCAAGCTGTTCTGCCGCCGTGACCGCAATCTTGACCCACGCGGCAATCTGCTCCCGCTGTGCCGCCGTGGTTTTTGTGCGAAGCCACGGGATGACCACGCCGGTAATAATGGCACTGATCAGCGTCAATGCGATTTTTACGATAGTATCCCAATCCATTTATTTTACCTCCCATATTATCCGTGATTTCGTACTGCGTTCTGCTCAATGAGGTACGTGTTCAAGTCGTCTTTGGTCTTTTTGTAATGATCGAGCGCCTCAGCCATTTCGCCATTGACAAGTCCTGCTTTTTGCGCCGCTATCGCGCAGCGCTCCGATACGTGCCCGACCGCTTGCAGGTCTTTTATGATCAGCGCGTTTTCTTTCACGCGCGCCGCCTCCCTGCCCTCCTGGGCCTTGTCCATCTTCCCGATACGCCACATGATAAGCGCAACAATTAAGCTGCCAACACCAAGAAGCTCAAACCATGACGTTACTGTTTCCACCTGTTTGTCCTCCGTCCTGTCTTATATATCCACCACCCTGCCTCGCGTCCCCGCCTCCTGCCTCACCGGCAACGGGATGCCCGTTTCTTCGTAGGTGTACGGGCACGGGATCACATCCACCGCGCCCGTGTACAGCGTGCCGGTTTCGATCTGTCGTATTTTGTACGTATCGCTAGATGTCCTTTGCAGCTCGCGCCCGTCGATCGTGATGATTTCTTGTTTCAGCATTATAAATCACCTACCATCTGCGCCGCCCATTCCGACCAGTTTGTCGCGGTTTGATATGCCGTTAGACTTGTTGCGGGAACGTGGAAAACGGCGTCGTCTGACACATCAAACGCATAGAGATCCAGCGTTGGCGGATCAACAGGCAAAAGATATATATCCTTTAATAAGTTGCAAGTTCCAAACACAGAATCGCCGATATGTGTCACGCCTGACGGGATGATAATTGATTGTAAGCTCGCGCAGCCGTACAAGGCCTCATCACGTATCTCTGTTAACCCATCTGGCAAAACCAGCTTTTCCAGCGCGTAATCTCCCCAAAAAGCATAAGTGTCAATGATAGATACCCCGTTTGGAATAGACAGACTTAAGAGAGAATAGCAGTACTCAAACGGCCACCCCCCCAGCGTTGTTACCGAAATGGGTAAGCAAATCGCTCTTAGGGAAACCGCCGAATCAAAACAAGCCTGCAGTATTTGGGTTACCCCATAGGGAACCGTTATGCCCCGCAACGCATGGGCATTGCAAAAAGCGAGGGACTTGATGCTGGCGACCGATGAGGGTATAGATATCTCCGCGAGTTTTCCGCAAAAATAAAATGCGTTATCGCCGATCTCCACCACGCCATCACCGATCTCTGCCTTGAAAAGCATTGTCAGATATCCGAGGTTGTCGCCCAAAACAGCCGTTTCGTACTCGCCCGTACCAAGCCCTAACGTGCACCCAGACTGCGGCAATAGCGTAATCATGAAGGTACCCGCCGCCGCATAGGTGTGCGATGTATCCAGATTTCCGGTTACAGGCACCGTCTCGCCTGTTGAACCGTCGCCCCAATCAATGGCCACACCTGCGCTCACGGTCTGTGAAAAATAGAGCGGGATGGTCTTCCTCGGCCCGTCCGGGATACGGATATACAGCCGCGTTTTCCCGTCGTCCGTAATATACATGGCCCCCACGTCTGCCGGGTGCGTCAGGGCCTTGACCTGCGCGAGCGTCCAGTTCCAGCCCTGGCAAATCAGCCCCGGCTGCGACGGCAACGGCGGCAG